AAAGCTTTATCAAATAACTTCATGAACATCGGAGCGTCCTTTGGTTTTTTCGGTGATGTCATTTTATCTCCGCCTTTGTGAATAAGATTTCCAGCTTTATCAGTGCTCAATAATTCTCGGTTTACTAAATGCTTTGCAAAATGCTCTGCCAAATAATCCGGCATGTACACTGATTGTCCCGGGACAAATTTTTTAGGTTTACCGTCCCAGTATCCGATAAATTCTTTTGATGTGAAATTTGTGAATAGTGCCATTCTCATATTTGTAATTGGATGGGCGATTTCCTATTATTTGCGCCCGTGGTAGTTCGGCGTTACTACCCTATAAATTAGCGCCGACTGCCGACCCCACCATGCTTGGTGGGGTCGATTTACTATTTAAAGTAAATTTAAATCAAATGCTCCGTACTCTGTATCTGTCGCTGCAATTATTGCAGTTCCAACAACTGAGAGTATTTCAGCTGCTCCGTCTGCTGTAACTTCTACAGCTCCGTTAACGTTATCAGAAGCTACTACATCAGTACCTACTGTTATAGCACCGTCTGCAAGAATTGTAGACGCTCCTTTAACTTGTAACCATGCGTAATACGCAGCGGTTACGGCAAAGACTGATACTCCGGCAGGGGATGATGTAGCGGTAGTAGGGTTAATAATAACGCCATCGTATGGACTCTTGATCAAGTCGATAGTGGTGGCAGTTGTAAGTGCTACCTTAATCTCATCTTTAAGATTGATAGTTACGACTGCTGATGTCGCTGCTTGGTGTCCTCTAATTCCGTAGATGTGACCCTCGCCAGCATCGTCAGCGATAATAACAAAACCATTAGCGTATTGATTTTCAGTTACGGTAACTGTGCTAGTAGTAACAATTGACTTTGCTCCTACAGCTGCTGCTGCAATAGCAAGGTTATGGTCACCAGTATCCTCAGCTGATGCCTGTTGTAAGTTTCCTGCGACAAGTGCCGTACCGCCAGCTTTACAGTAGCGGTAAGCGCGCCCGTCATTTGAGTGTACAATTTCTCCCAAGTTATGTAACGCTGTTACTTTTTCTTCAAAAAGTCCCTGTGCTACGACTTGTGGACCTGTACCTGTTAGTGGTGTAATCATAGGCTTGATTAAATCGTGTTAATTAAATTAATTCTAAGTAGTAATCTTCTCTAGAAATCCTGCATTTGCAGCTGTAACATCTGGCATATTCATACCATAAACAGTAGTGTAATCGTCAGACCAGTTAGTTACTCCATGAATAGAACATCCATCTAACACTACTGTACCACCAACTGCAGCATGAATGCTCATACCGATAGTCATTGTGGTAGAACCTGATTCCATTGTATTGTGGAAGAAACAATTTTTGAACCACGCAAATCTGTCGATCTGTGCTGCTGACGCAGCTTTAATGAATAGAGCATCTGCATCGTCTGTACGTATTGAGAATAAACAATCCTCAAATACATTTCTAGCATTACCAGTGCTTGCAAATTCTATATTTGCATTAGCTGCTGACCTTAAATAAGTATCGCCACCAAATGTACATCCTCCGAAATAATTCTCTTCCGCAGCTGATAATTTTAACGCCCTCCAAGGTGTTGATCCAATAGAAGTTGCATTACTATTTCCTTTGAAATCAACCCCTGAAAATGAGTTATAATTTCCGCTAAGAGTAACAGTTACATCAATATCAGCTGAACTGAACATAGTGAGGTTTTTAAACATACAACCATTCTCTGAAATGGTTAATGATCCACCAGTACTAAATCCAATGCCCGCTCTATTGTCCTGTACTACGGGAGCTGCATTGCCAATAAGATGGGTAAATCTCTTTGCCCATGTTATAGCGCTTGTTTCAGCTGTACGGCCAGTACCGCCTGTTGGGGCGATAATGACAACATCATGTTGAGCGCTAGTAGCTTTCTCGTAAGCAGCCGCAACTGTTGCTAACGCATCATTTTGAGCTCCTCCGCCGTTTGCGGTGTCGCTTCCACTTGTTGGGTCAACATATATAATGTTGCCAACGTATGGTAATCCAATCATGCCAGCCATGTCATTTGGCAAGATTTTAGCTCCATATTTAAGAGCTGGGATATAATCTCGTAAAAGTTTCATTGTTTTCCTTTTTAGCTTCTCCATCTCACGTAGTCATTGACTCGTGGTAAATGGCGAAAATTAATTATACTCCGGTTATACCGGTTAATTTACCTTGACGTTTTGGATTTGTAGTAACGAATTGACCACCGAAGTACATGTGACCAACAACAGAACCGGAGTTCGCTGGAACAATCCAATCTGTCCAACTAAATCCTAATCCAACTGGAGCAGCGTAATCGTTGCCCTCAATTTGGCTCTGGTAACTAATTGGCTTAGCGCTAAAAAATGGTAAAGCGTAAAAGTCAATATAGTTTTCGTTTAATCCGAATAATGCTCCGGATGTACATTGCTCGTCCTGTAAAATTGGTTTAGCGTTATATTCTATTGCTGTAAAACCAGTTCCACCAGTCATGCCTTTCATTGAAGAAGCATCCTTAGTGATTCGCTCTTGCGGTCGTAACAATTGTCCGTATAAATTAGACACTGTTTCAGTCGTATAAAATGCTGTAATTTTTTGAGCACCTGATACAACGTTTGACCATAATGTATCAACCTTAGCTAAAGTCAAAGTACCGCCTGATGCAGTAACAGTTCCTTGTAAAGTTGTATATGTTGAACGTGAAAGTCCACCAATATTTGCAACGGAATTTCCGTCATCAACTAATGCCGCTAAGCCTAACGGGTCTTTGCTTCCATTACCAGTTCCGTCAGCATAAAAGATTTCGCCTAAATCATCGGCCATATCTTCTGTGTCTGATTGAATGGTTAGTTTCATCATGTCAAGTACCTTTTCCTCGGTGTCAGCTACAGAGAGCTCGTCACCTGGTAAGGCAGCAGTGATTTGATAAAATGCCGGTGTGAATTCCATCACTTGGCGATTATCAGTTGCGGCAGTTGAAAATGTATCAAATCCGCGGAATGATGTTCCAGTTGTATTTTTACTAATTTTAACTGGTACTCTTAACGTTCTGCCAATCCATTGTTTAGAAGCGCGGACTACGCGTTGAAGTAGTACGTTAGAGTTTAATACTGTATCCACAACAAAAGGCAAATATTTGGTTTGCACAGTTGATTGGATACGTTGTCCGTATAATTCAGCCATATGCGTAATAATCTATAAGTAAGTTAATCTTACCACGGCCGATTTCCCGGCTTTTTAAAGTCTTCACTCGTGGTAACTTCTGATGGCTTGGTTTCTACTGCAGTATCATCTGTGGTTGCTGCTGCTAATTTCTTTTTTCCCTCGACATCGGTTGTAGCAGGTATTGCAGGCTGTGATTTCATAAGTCCGAATGCGGCCTTATAATTCCACCTCCCTTTACTATCTACTAAATCATTGTCGACTACTATTTTAAGAAGCTTATTGCGGTCAATTTTAGTTCCGTCAGGATTTAAAATCTTGTCGGTTTGAATTTCTGCAATCTGTTCATTCATGTAAACAGTTGCTTCTTTAATAGCTTTTACGTTAGATGCAGTTTTCTTTTCGACTTCTCCAACTGCCTCTTCTTTAGCGGCATCTCTAGTTTCTTTCAATAAGGCTTTATTCCAAGTTTGGAAATCTGCCCATTGGTCGTCATCTCCTCCGAACCATGCCGGAATTTGAGTTGGTGCTGGCGTAGTGTCCTCCGTTTTTGTTGGTTGAGCATTAGTCAACTTTGTTTCAAATTCCTCTCGTAAATCTGCCAAAGATTTTGTATGACGCTCTTCTTGACTATTAAAGCGTCCTTTCCAATCTTCCTCACGTTCTTTCCAGCGAGGATGGTCGGCAAAATTATTTTCACTTCCCGTTTTAGTTTCTTCGCCTGTTGTTTCTCCCCCCTCAGGCGCTGGGGTCGGTGTAGTGTCAGTTTTTGTTTCCGTTGGCGAGTCGGGAGTGGTTGCCTCCACTGGTGTTTCTACAGGGAACACTGGTGTGCCCTCATATGGAAACTGCGCCACTTGTACTGGGTCCATAAATAATGGGTTAACAATTGACTGCGTGGCTCTTTGTAATAAGCAGGAGCAACGTACTGCCTTTTGATTTTATATTAAACTGCCCTCGGTATGGGCACTTGATCTATCACATCCGGGACTTTTTCTTCAGTCGGGTTATTTTTTGTTTGTGTCTTAGCTGTTTCTTTTGCTAGTTCTTGCTCTGCCTCTGCTTGTGCCGCTTGCTGTTGTAACTGAATTGCTTGCTGTACCATCGGATTTTCTCCATATAATAACTCCGGGGCGTTAACTTCTAGCCATGCATTAGCGGCCAATTCGTCTGCATTCGGATATTCTAGCTTTTTATATAAATCTACAGTTGCCATTTTACCTGCTCCTGCAAGCTCTATGGCTTGATTTGCGATGGATGTGCTGTCTTTTGGTAATAATGAGCCCTCCTTGACAGATACTAGGATTTTTGGCGGAACACCACCCTCTAAGAATTGAAATGCACTATCGTACACATAATTCATTTGTACAAACCAGTTATAAATATCGTCTGCAAATTGTTCAAGATATTCTGATATTCCTCCACCGATACGGTCAGTGTCTAGCGACCTATTTATAATTTTTCCTCTAACTGTCTTTTCTTGACTAGCGCCGGATGCGGACGAGCCTGATGTACCGAATATATCTCGTAGCCTATTTCTCTTGTCAGCTAGGTCATTAAATACGTCTGCCGGTAATGACGAAGCCTGAAAATGGTCAATAGCCTCTTTTGGAGCACCATCTGGAATAATTACAACGCCACCATTTCTTAATGCTTCACTTACTCCCTTAGCTTGCGGTTGTGTTAATCCTGACCTGCCTAGTGATACAACCAATCCGTTATTCATGTTGTCAGTATTTTTATCTATCTGCTTATTTCGTTTATTAACTACGTCTTGATTGGCCAAGTTCTGAACAATCAATGAAGTGTTATCCATCGGCTGATCACCTAGATTGAATACTGATAAAAATACATAAGGCTTCCTCGGTGACTTAAAATGATTTGTCCCGATTACTTCTTCTTCATCAGTTGTAGTTCCTCCGACATCATCAACATTTTCAATTTCTTTTTTACTGTCATAATTCCAATGTGGATTTTTTCTTTTTAAAAGTATTGTGTCGTCTAACTTCCAGCACATAAATTCATCTGTCCACCATTCCTTAAACTGTACTTTTGTGCCTAAATCGTCTTTTACTAAATCCTTTATTTTTTTTATAGCTTTTTCTGTTTTTGAACCAGTTCCAATTATTCCCAAAATTCTATCAGCTGCCATTTTTCTGTACTCGCCAATTCTATCGCCTGTATATCCGTCCTCATCAACTGTTGCGTCCGGGTCAAGTATAATCCGCGCTGGTCTTAATACTCTTACTATCGGAATATCGTTATCTAAATCCCAGCCAATTTTTCCTATTCCTATCATGAAGATTGACCAGTATCTAGCTGACTTTTTAAGCTTCAAACGTAATTTATTCTTGTCAGCTAAATCAGCTAAATTTTCTTTTACTTTTTGAACATAGGCTTGGTTAGTGTCGTCTTTTTTCTCTGATGATTCTAGTGCTATCAATGGCTCTGGGTTTCGGCGCGTAGCTTGTGGTAGGTATGTTTCCAATGCTTCAAAAATTACATTATCAACTACCGGTCTTTTGCCATCCAACTTCGGGCCAACAAATTGTTTTCCAATCCAATACTCTTCGCTCTCTTTTGTCATTTTATCCCAGTCAGTCTTTTTGGGTGATTCTTTCCAAGCTTTCTCCCAGCCATCAGTTAATTTGACAATATCTTCATCGCTCATTCCTACCTCTAACTCTGGCATCTTTTTGGATACTATGCCCTCTTTTGTTTCTTCCGTTTCGTCCCTCTGAGTTTTATTTATGTCAGCGTCTAGTGAAATGTATGACGCTATTCCTGTATCTCCTATCATATTTTATAAAAAAATAGCGGGCCAACGACAATGAATCGTATAGCCCGCCTTTGTTTAGAATTAGGTTGGGGTGTGTTTATTTAAAAGTGATTATATAGTACCACCTTTACTAAAATTTGTATATAAAATTATTTTGTGGATAACTTATATGTCGTTTGGTATATTTGAACACTCTGAATTTGTGAGTTGTGTATATTAATTTCTGCCTTTCCACTCGGCATTTCAAAAACTCCAGCTTGTGCTAAAGCTAAAATCTTTTCTTTATTATCTTTTACTATTTTTTCTAGTGTAGTCATAATCTCCAATCTGTTTGTTCTAACTCTTCTTTTTTATCAAAAAATTCCTCCGGGTCAAATGCCACAGTTTTGTCCGGGCTTACCATGTAACTGTTTAGCTTTACTTCTGACTCTGGTATTACTATAGAACCCATGCCAGCAAACCTAGCCATGCCTACGCGCCAAAATACAGTCGCCAGGGCTCTATGGTCACGTCCGGAGCGCACCCACTTGTAGCCTTTGACTACTCCGGTATCAGGGTCACGTATTTTTAGCTTTGATAGGCTATTCCAATCTGTCCAGTATTCGTACCAGTCCGCCTCTGTCCCATGCACCGGGCAACGCTTCGTTCTAAACTCATCAATGACTAGTTGTATCATTCTGTTGCGATCAGCGGAAACTGCTCCATGCTCATCTCCCTTACCCCAGTTAATAAGTTCATTCTTATTCTTGTCGCCTGTTAAATAACAAATATAAACTCTGCCTCGCCATTTCTCTGCAAACGCCCTAGAGCCTATCAAGTCGCCTCCTGCGTCAATAACTGCTATTGCTTTCGTCCACCGCTCCATGAGAGCGTTTAATTCTCCGTAGTCGTCACAATCTCCTTGAAAGAATAAACCTTTCTTACAGCCGATGACATAATCTAAACGCAGTCCAGTATCAATGCCAATAACTATCCTCTCGTCTTTCGGTGGATTCCACAGTTTACCAGTTAAATTCTGGAAGAAACTATCGCGCAATAATTTAGCCGTTGCATCCGCGTATGGTAATCCGAGCACCTTTGTATAAAAAAACTCATCAGTCGTTTCCGGATTTCTGTACGTTTCAATAATATCCTTGGCGCTTTTATATGGCGCAAATAACTGTGATATCCAATATCCGCTCCACTCCGCATTTGCTTTTTTAGCCACCCATTGCCCGGTTGCCCTTACCCAGTCCTCAAGTACTCCGTGGCACTTCTTACAAACAAACTGTTGCATATCTAAATCAACTGACATCTTTTTCTCGTTCTCTAAATCCCATGACATAAATTGCCAGTGGTTACAGTGCGGGCATTTAACAAACCAATGCTTCTGGTCGCTCTTTAAAAAGTCCGAATGCAATCCAGTTTCCGGGAGGCTTGGATGGCTGAACGTATGCGTTTGCTTAAACTTTGAATGCTGTAACCTCGCCTGGTAGTCTGCAATAATTTCTAGCTTTGAGCTATCTTTTTCGTCATGCACGAGCCTATCAGCTGTAACCATAATTGCTGCTTTCTTGGTCCACGTTCCTCTAAAATAAATCATTGACTCGTCCATTTGCTTTTGCTGAATACTATCCTTATCGGCCACGTCATCAAGCATGCACTGGTTGTTGGCAATGATACGATTAACTTTACCACTCACAAATGTATTTACATCCCCATCAGTCGGTAGCGTATAAATAATATCCATTTTCTGTTGCTTTGCGTCTGCGTGGTTTTTAATAATAGCCAACGTTGAAAGACCGACCTGTGCCGGTTTCATAATGCAAATATTCTGCGACTGGTCATCGTAAATGTCTAATAAAAAAGGATGGTTATCAAATTCAATCGCACCACCCTTTTCATTTTTAATTTTATTTTCAATCATCCAGTCTAAAATACCGTTATAGATTTTACTTTGCTTCTTCTTCATTTATAAATCTTACTGAATCTACATTGTCGCTGTATTTAACAATTTCTACTTTTCCCGACTCGCTTATAATTCTCTTTAAACCGCAGTGATAACAAATCGTTATTATCTTTTTTTGACGGCATGGGAATACTATTGGAACGTGATCGCAATTGTTTGAACCTGCTGGCATAAATTTAATGTTAATAATAATTTTATCCCTCTCCCCATCAAGGGAGAGAGTAAAACGATTATACCATTTCTGGCCAACTCCATTCTCTATCGCCATCGCCCTTTTCTACGTTGCGAGCAAAGTATGCATCGCTTGGGCTGATGACATAAAGACTGACGACACTTTTATCACAGTCCTCTAGTTTATCAATGTTGACTCTCTCAGTAATAATAGCCGCAAACTTAGCGCCCTCTTGGCGGTAAGTTACAATGCGACCAACGCTAGGGATTTGTACTCTTCCAGCAAGAAGGTCATTTTCAGAAGCTTCTTTAGCCTCTTCCTGTGGTGCTTCATTCGCTGGAGTTTCTTGTGCTGGTCCATCGTCCACTCCGGCAGGAGCGCCTTGACCATCTTGTGCATTAACTTCTGCGCCAGTTATTGAAGCCTCTCCAGCCTCATTTGGCACTATGTTGTTTTCTTCTACCATTTGTTTATATTTAGTAGAGCTTATTCGCTCATTTTATCATCTCAAAATAACATCGCATAGTCGCGCGCACGTCCCCCATAGCTGTGTGAGCGTCCTCAAAGTCCTCGTTAAACAATGATTGATGCAATGCTGCTAACTTCGGCCATCTTCCTCCGGTTATCTTCTGTCCTTTCATCATTGTATCGTAGCGCTTATCCTTGTGCAATATTTCGTTGAATTGCTCTGAAACAAATCCTAAGTTTAATAAATTGGCTTTAATAATTGACGTGTCAAAATAAATGTTGTGGCCAATTATAGTGTCGCATCTCTGCGCGTCAAAAAGAAATGCTTTTAATACTGTCTTTTCATCTACTCCATCATCTACTGCCTCGCCTTGTGTTATACCATGTATTTCAAAGGCTTCCTGCGGCATTTCCCATCCGTTCGGATATATAATATGGTTTTCTTGATCTAACTCCTTGCCTTCGTCAGTAATTACCCATGCCATTTGAACAAGGTGCGGAAAGTCTTTATAATCTTCCTCCCACTTTAATCCTTTACCGGGAATCCCAGTTGTTTCTGTGTCAAAAATTAATTTCATAAATTTTGTATTACTAAATTAAACATTTATAACTTCGTGTCCTTTTAATAATTTAAATATAGCTTCTCTCTCCTCATCAAATATCTTATTTCTCCGTTCGATTGATTCCCTGCCGACTGTTCGCTCTCTTAGCATATCTCTGCCCACACACGTTTCAACACCTGAATGCATAACCACTGCTTTTAATTCCGCTCCTAAATCCTCGGCAAGTGTTAACCACTTCTGAATATTCCGCGCTCTTGAATTTGTGTTGTCGATTACCAATCCTATACCCGAACCAATAAAAGAAATAGCCAAATGCATTTCTGCCATTCTGACTTCTTCCTCGTTGCTTTTATTGTAAGCCTCAAAATGCAACATCTCACGCATGCAGTCCTTGTTTAGTCTAACAACTGACTTACAGCCTGTTAGCTTGCTTGCCTCTCCGCTCTCTATTAATCTTTTTACCTCGGTTGACTTTCCGCTCCCGGGTAAGCCAATCATGACTATAATTCCTTTGTTCATAAAATTATTATTAAATAATTGTGGACGGAGCAGGATTCGAACCTGCACCTCCCTGCATAATATACAGGACGTCCTCTCCAGTAGACTGTCCGCCCAATTGCCCCGTGCTAATTTGCCAATTTATTATTCCCTAAGAGCAGAGAGAGATGACTCTTTAATTGCGCCGAATAAACATTGCAACGGAGCAAGATGACGCACCATCTTCATTGAACATCAGAGTTCGCGCTCTCCTTTTTCTCTCCTCTTAAAAAACAATGTTGCGGGAGTGGGACTCGAACCCACGACCTGTGATGTATGAAACCACCGCTCTAACCAACTGAGCTATCCCGCTTCATAATTAGAATAACGAGCCATTATGCAACCGACTAATCGTCATCAGTCAGCCAATCTGCAATCTCATTATCCTAATTATTAACTCCTCCCGTATTTTTTAAATCTCCTTAACCTGTTAGCTTTCACTACTGATATTTGTTCTGCAATCCAAGCCTTTGATATTTCGAACGGACTGAAGTATCGATGTTTATTTCTTTCCCTCTCCATCTTTAACCTCAACTCTCTCACTTTGTAGTTTAACTTCTGTCGTTTGCGCGCTTTTCTCTTGCTTATTAATTTGTTTGTTAGTACTGACATTTTTTCCTTGGTTATTTTTAATAATCCTGTTATGAATATTTTGTCGCAATCGTTCTTTAAGCTCTTTGCGTAAATCATCATCCTCTTCGTGAAACTCTCCGTCAGTAGCTCCTAGCTGGTCACTGTTCTCTACTTTTAATGTATCGCCAAATTCTGCTGGTCGTTTACTTTTTAAATAACTTAATGAGAAATGTTTATCATTATCAAGTCCTTTTATTACTTCCTGCCTTGCTTTCAAAACTGGCTTTTCCCGTAACCTATCAAATTCTTCTTTTAGCTCCGGTTTATTTTCTATCCACTTATAATATGTTGATACACTAATCTTAGCATAATAACACGCCTCTTTGATAGTTCCGTCCATTGCAAATATTTGCATTAGCTTTCGTATCTTGTCATCAGTCATTTTTGTTAGCCCCTCGCTGATATGTTTCTTCCACAATTGTTTCTTGTGGGCCTTTTCCTCCTCCTTGGTTGGTCGGCCATGTGGGCGCTTTTTTATTTCTACCATGTGATTTCCTCTCCATTTTTAATTACTGTTGTGTTCCCGGTGTATTCTAAATATCTTGTAACTATAGCCTATGCTCTTCTAAAATTTTCAAAGCTTTCAAAACTGACTTTTTCCGTAACCTATTCCGTAACCTATCAAATTCTTCTTTTAGCTCCGGTTTATTTTCTATCCACTTATAATTATTTTCTATCCACTTATAATATGTTGATACACTAATCTTAGCATAATAACACGCCTCTTTGATAGTTCCGTCCATTGCAAGTATTTGCATTAGCTTTCGTATCTTGTCATCAGTCATTGTTGGTCGGCCATGTGGGCGCTTTTTTATTTCTACCATATGATTTCCTCTCCATTTTTAATTGTTATATTATCCTCAATCCCTTGGCATTTAAAATTAATGACATGAGTTCCTACTGTTTTGAATTCGTACTTGTACGGATAGTATGATACGACTTTTCCGTCTACCTTGGTTACAGCTCCAATTCCCTGAGTATCTTTTCCTGTTCCCTTAATCATTTTATTCTGATTTTTGTCTGTCGCCGTAACGTGGACGTTATGCCTCAGTGTAGCGTTCCCCTCGTCATTCCGGCATACCGCTCCTAAAACAATACTGTTCTGGTCTGTTGGCTCTACACTGCCCTCCTTGAGTGTCCCGTCTGGGTTAACTTGATAATCGTTAGCTTTATAAACTTTGCTAGTTTTTAATTTTATAATCTGTATACTCTTCATAGATATTTCCTCGTTAGTATTTAATGGTGGCTGAATAATTGGCTCTGTAATAATCGGTTCTTTTATTGTTGGGATGCTTACTGTCGGCTCTAGAATTATAACCGGTGCAATTACTGGCTCGGTTATTTCTGGCACACTACCAGCATATAATTTTTCTTCTAGAATTTCAAGTAAATCCTCGTTAGTTATTCCGAGTGAGTATTTGCGTAAAATTTCCCATGCATCCTGTGGCGTTGCCATGTGTATGCGAGTACCTTGCGGAGTTATTAGCCATGCCTCTCCTCGGCTTTCTACTTGTAGTAAAATTCGGTATTCTAATCGATCAGCGAGTGAGGCTGATGAACGCACGTTTATCGGTATTAGTAAGATTGCTATTAATGCTAAAATTGTTAATAACTGTTTTTTAAACATAATTTTTTATTAATAATAAATCACTTATCAATGCCCGCAGTACGAGCATTGGAAATAATCTATGCTAAGTGTTTACCCTCTACGCCACGTTTTTCTCTGTTCTTTGTTCTTTCGTTAAGCCACATCAATGCTTCCTCCATTTTAATAATTGCATTTTTATTTTCTCTACAAGTAAAACGAGAGTTTAAATTTTTCAGCCTTTCGATAGATATCTTTAACATTTCTTCGAGAGTTGTACCGTTATCATAAGAACCGTCATCGTTTAATTTATAGAAAGTTACTTTTTGAAATTTCTGAGTTCCCTCTTTATCTTCGGGACTAGAAAAATCTCGCTTGAATTGCATTAAAGCATATTCATTTACTTCTTCTGTTTTTTTTGGCTCTACCATTTGTTTATGATTATTAAATAAACTAATAAATTTGTCTGCTTCCATACGATCGTTCTCTTTTTCTTCTTCATCTAATTCTGTGTAAGGAGTGTTCATTTGTCTTTTTAAAGCTAAATAATAGTTTAAATTAATTATTTTTCCTCCTCCATCTTTATCTCTACATTGACTAAACAAATATTTCATCCACCCAGACCATTGCTCATGGCAAAGTGAAGCCAATCTCTCTCTATAAATTTTTTCAACTTCTGTCATATATTTATTCCCTAACAATTGGCGGTTTCTTCTCTGCCTCTACTAACATGCCACAGCTAGTTACTAATACTGAGGCGATTGATACTGCGCTCTCAACTCCTGCTAAAAGCGTTTCTGATGGGTCTATAACGCCAACCTCCATGTATCCTCCTATTTTTCCTGTAACAACGTTCTCAGCTGAGTTGGGCTCTAATTCTATCTCATCTAATCCCATGTTATCCCTTAATTGTCTTGCTGGATATTGTAATGCCTCATTTAAAAGCTGGCTACTTGTATTAATTCTAGCTAAAGCAAGTCCTGCTCCACAAACTACTCCGCTGTTGTAAGCCGCCTTTACTGAATTAACCACATCCTCAACTTTATATTTCAACGCTTTCAGTTCATTTTCAGTAGGTGCGCCTACTTTAATTACAGCGACCTTATTCGTAAACATTGATAATCGTTTTTCTAATTCCTTTTTGATTCTCTCGCTCTCTTCTTCCTGGATATTTTTTCTCAATGCAAATATTGCAGTATCAATTGACTCTTTATCTCCTTTAGGGTCTACAACTATTGACTCGTCCCGGCGACAGATAAATTTTGCTGCCCGGCCTAAATCAGATATTTCTACATTCTCTAGCTTATCGCCTTTTGCCTCGCTAAACATTTTAGCGCCAGTTAGCATTGCTAAATCCTCTAGCCATATTTTATTATTCTCTCCCTTTGGCGCGTTCACTGCTACTATCAAAAATTTTCCTTGCATCTTATTAATAATAATAGTTGATAGAGCTGACTGTTCTACTCCCTCGGCAATAATAACCAATTCTTTTTTATTGTCCTTTGACATTTTCTCCATTAACTTTATAACATCATTGACCTCTGTCATCCGGTAATCAGTTATTAAAATATAAGGCTTTTCTAAAACAGTTTCCATTCGCTCCGGATTGATTATCATGTACGGACTGATGTATCCGTTTTCTACTTTGATACCGTCAGTCATCTCTGTTGTCGTTTGCATTGTTGGTGACCTGTCAATGGTTATCACCCCGTCTTTTCCTATTTTGCTGTAGAGCTCGGCAATCATCTCGGCAATTTTTTCGTTATCAAATGACACCATGGCCACTTTTTTTAAATCTTCCTTACTTTCAATCGGAGTAGTCATTTCTTTAATCTGTTTTTTGACATCTTCTAATCCAGCCACTAATTCTTTTTCTACTTTTCTGCCATCTCGTTTTCTATGAGATACCTGGTCAATAATTGCCTGTAGCATAATTAGTGAGCTGGTAGTTCCATCACCAACTCTGTCATTCGTTCTAACCGCTACCTCTCTTATAACTTGAACGATTGCATTCTCGGCTGGGTCTGGTAGTTCAAAGTCACGCGCTATTTGTACGCCGTCATCAACTATCATTCTGTATGGAATTTTAGAAATAACTACTTTGTTATTTGCTGGACCATAAGTCGGTTTAATAAAATCAACCATCTGATCAACTGCTGACTTTATAGTTTCAAATGTTTTGTCCTTAACGATTTTTACTTCTGTACTCATAATGAATTTTGTTAAATATTAATTATACATTTTTCCGGGTGGTAAACTTTATTATAAATCCTTTTTGTCGCTCCACCACGCTGACAAAAATTGCGGACGTGGGCTTTTAGATATTCAACATTATCTACTCGCCCTTTGTATCCTTTGTTAAATCTAAATTTTTTATTGCAAATATTGCACCGCTCCCACTTGTATTTCTTGTTCTGATTTATTATGTGTAAA